TTAGGCATTTCCTGTTACCTCCTGACCAAACAGTTCGTTACTCCATTTGATTGCACGAGTGATGTTAGCGTCAGAGAAAATCGGACGTTTGAGCTTGTCTTTCCAAGCGCTGTCCTTATTGATGATATCCTTAACGGCTTGGGTGTTAACCAGCTTGTCCGCACTCCGCAACTCCAACATAGCCTTATCTATGGTTGTCAAGAGTTCCAATTCATCTTTGCGATTGGACAAATAAAGAAAATGCTCCACCAACCACTTGAGCGGTTCATCACCGTACCATTTTGCAAAATAACGCAGAGCTTCATCTGCGTTATCGGTAACCACGAATCCTTTGTATTTGCCAGTGTGTTCACAGATATACTTCTTGCTGAGCGCAATTGGCTTTGCTGTTCTATATTCCAAACTTGGATTATATGGGCCCGCCGGCATTTTCTTATATCCCGTGGCATTACCCTCAACGTGACGATGGAATAGATAAGGGAACTTCTGACAGTCAAAAGCAGTAAAAGGGTGTTCTTCAGTTCCAAATGTCTTGACAAGTGCAACAAGAATCACAGCATCCCTGTACCCCTCTTTGTAGCCTTGTTTCCGATTTTCTTCTGTTTTGGCAACCGAAGCAGTCTCCGTTTCTGCCAATCGGATCTTGCCCGTGAGCAATTGTTCCATCATACCCTGCTTGATGAGTTTTGCCTTATTCAGCTTGGCCGTCAGTTCATCAATTTCCGAGTCCATATCGGATAAAATAGACACTATACAGGTTTGCTCGGTGATTGATGGAAGCATAATTCTCACAAGTGAGATGTTTCCCAAGTTAATTTTTTGCGGTATTGCGTGTTGCAGCGAATGCAACATTATTTCTTTCTTGAAGACCTCGGTTTGACTAATAAAGCAAAGAAATCGTGCGGTAATACTACTTTTGCATTTCAGCAAAGCCAAACTTACATAAAAACTTGCGTTGACATCCCAATCAACGTACTTACAGACGCCTATCGACCCGATTCGAGTCATAATAATATCCCCTTTTTCAATTTGGTAAGAAGAAGTGAGTTTTTTGTGTTCTTCTAACGAAATATATTTAACATTTGAAAAATCGTCATTAGTCACGTTTTCCACGCTGTAAAACGGTACACCATATTTCTTGTATTGCGGGGTTTGGTGTGTACCGTCCCTAATCTCGCAAAGCTCACTTAACGTCTTTTCCTCCCAACCATCTTTAGGTCGTAATAGCTCCTGCATTGCGCCTTGCTTGATATCGCGCTTTTTTGCTATGAGTCGTTCAAGCGCGACGATATAGCCGTCTGCGTCTGAAAGCGCTGAGGCGATTGCCCGCTGCTCGGAGAGGGACTTTGGGAAAAGGATACAGATTTTTTTTATGGTAGTTTTGCTTACACCCGTAACTTTTGTTCCCACGGCATAATGTTTGAATTGGCGGATAACATCAGTTGTTTGGAAGCAATATTCACGATATGCCCTTTCCGTTTCGTTAGTAAGCGGTTTAGCGACTATGGTGTGAAGTCCGGCAATAAACGGTACTTTGCCAGTATTGCGAACAACAATGTGTCTACTCGCCCCAATATCATCCTCTGAGGCGTCAACAAAAACAACATCACCATCTTGTAACAGTGAACCAGCAGACACTTTATTTAGCGGCACGTTAAGACGCGGAATAACTGCTTTATCCTCGTCTGTATCGATATATGTTTTTGTAGAAGCGTGAATATCCCCATAATGCAAATAGAAGTATCCATTATCTGATAACTGGACGCGACTTGCAGAACGTCCGCCCGAAATTGAGAATAGTTCCCCAATCGACTTTTTAATCCACTCTACCATTTGAAGCCCATCCTCTGCAAATGTCCGTTGACACGGGCAGCGTAATCTGTAGCTTCATTTTCAAGTTCGGGCATTGTGCGATCATAGCGTTCAGCGAGTTCCGTTATGCGGGCGGCTATACCGTGGCTAACAGCACGGTAAAGCTGTTCAAGGCCCTGGATAATCTCTCCATACCACTTTTGATTGACAAGCAATTCAATAATCTCGTCATCGGTGAGTGTGGGATATTTGGCGCGTTCCTTTGCTTCCTGTTCGAAGCGCATTTGTTTGAGAAGTTTGTTAAACTCGTCTATTTTATCCTGCAGGTCGGCGAGCGTTTTCAGTTCCTTGTATTCATCGCTGTCTGTGCGGTTTTTTAGTTTTTTAAGTTCTCCGTTTAGCTTTGTTTTATCGAGGTTTCCATTGTCATTTAATGTCTCATTTGTTATCGCGCCTTCTTCGGCACTTTCAATGAGTTCGGCGAGTTCATTTTCTTTAGCGACGATAACGTCCTCAGTGTCGGTGATTGCCTGTTGTTCGGTACGGAAATAATAGTCGCGAATAACTTGCCGAGGGATCAGTTTGCCCTCCCAACCGACAACTTTTTCAGTGGTCACTTTTGAGCCATCTTTCTTTTTCTTCTCTGTCACCTTGAGGATATTTTCGGTTTCACGTGCCGCTTTGTAACCGTCTGCTTTGATGATGAAAGCATCGTCAGCCATAACGTCTTGCCAGTAAGCAAGCAAAACCTGATACACATCATATTTATCGAGCAATGTAACCGGCTCGAATTGCCGTAAAATCTCCTCAGCTATTTCAGAGATAAACGTCTTAACGACGGTTTTGTTGTTAATTCCCTTCAACTTATCCGAGACGGCGGACTTCCATGCTTCTATTGCGCTGTCTATACGGTTGGCGTAAGTTGAAAACTCTTTATCTGCGTAAATTGTGTGTGATATTTCTTCTTTCGGCAGAACAGAGCTGTAATATCCCCTACGGAGCGGAACAAACAACATGCTTTTGAGGTTCGGAAACAGCGTCCAATATTTTGATAAGCTATCAACATCAACCTGAGGTATGCCACCGTTCAGATGACCATCAATGCTTTGCAAGTCCTCCGGTTCGCCGCTATCAATGTAACGCGGAATGTTAAGGTTATATTCCTTGCGTTCAATCTCTACAAGCGGAACAAAACGCGAATATTTTTCCTCATCACGCCATTCGCGGAACGCCCTGACAATTTTGTAAATATCGCGCTCACGCAGACGATTCTTGTTACCATCTTTTACAAAGCCACGGCTGCCATCAATCATAAAAATACCGTCGCGATTACCCGCACCCTCTTTATCAAGGACGATAATGCAGGCAGGTATGCCCGTACCATAGAACAGATTGGCTGGAAGCCCAATTATCGCTTTGATGTAGCCTTTCTTAATAACCGTTGTTCGAATTGCCGCCTCAGAATTGCCCCGAAACAGCACGCCGTGCGGTAAAATACACGCGCCTTTGCCTTTTGGTTTCATGGACTTTATAATATGTAGAAGCCAAGCATAGTCTCCATTCTTTTCAGGCGGCATTGCGCCGTAGCCATCAAAACGTCCATACTCCTTGCCAGCGATTCCGTCCGTCCAGTTCTTAATAGAGAACGGAGGATTAGCGACAACAAAATCAAATTGTTTTAACGCAGTATGGTCATTATCTTTAAAATACTGAGGGTCAGAAAATGTGTTTGCGTTGCCCGCGATTTCAGCGCTTGCCTTGTTGTGCAAGACAAAATTCATATGCGCCATACCAGCGGTAGCGATGTCTTTTTCCTGTCCATATATGGTGACATCTATTGGCGCTGCGTCAGCAGCACGGATTAAAAGCGAACCCGAGCCGCAAGCTGGGTCATAAACTGTTGTGTCGGGGCTTGTAACTTTGTCAATTCCGATTACGCTCGCGATAATACGTGATACCTCGGCGGGTGTGTAAAACTGCCCCTTGCTCTTGCCGCTCTCCGTAGCAAAATTCCGCATGAGATACTCGTATGCATCGCCGATGATATCGTCACCCTCGGCGCGATTATGGGAGAAATCAAGCTCCGGGCGTTGGAATATGGCAACAAGGTCGGTGAGTTTGTCTACCTGTTCCTTGCCCTTGCCGAGCCTGGTATCATCGTTAAATTTCGCAATATCTATCACGTTTCGCAAACCGTTCGCTTCGGCGAGTTTGGCAATAATTTTGTCTATTCCCTCGCCTATGGTGCCTTTACCGTCAGAGCCGTCTTTGCCCTTCAATGCAACCATGTCATCAAAGCTGCCGCCTTCCGGAACAATTATGTCGGCGTAAGCTTCGCCCTTGTATCTGTCAGAAACGTATTTGACGAACAGAAGCGTCAGAATGTAATCTTTGTATTGCGACGCATCCATGCCGCCGCGCAGTTTGTTACAGCTCGCCCATAATGAGCTATATAATTCTGATTTCTTGATCGCCATCGAAATAACACTCTTATTCTAATAGTAATTGTTGCCTCATGTCATCTTGAAGGCCTATTAATGGAATTGATTTGATATCGACTGCTTGACATATAAATTAAGCTGTAATTAAAATATTGGTAGGTAGGTAGTAAAAGCCCAGCATAAAGGAGATTACCTATGTCCAAACCAAAAAAGAATTACTTTATAATTGAATATTGTTCCGAAATTGTGGACGCAAACACCAAAGAAGAAGCGATTGCAATAGCTAAACATCGCATCAAAGACCGAGCTATTGAAGTGGATGAAGAGAACACTTGCCAAGTTGAAGACGAAGACTTGCTAAAAGAAATCGAGGAAGACGAAAGAAAAGCAGATGAAGAAGAAGCCAAAGCTACCGCTAAACCAAAAAAACAACTGCCTAAAAAATGAAGAAACCACTACCGGTCAAAGAATGTTGTCTGTATGTGCAGGTACCACAAACTTTTTAATAACTTCGACACTTACCAGCTAACTGCGAGTAAGTCCTATCCGAAGCAATGATGCCCGCACTTGTGGGATGGGAGTATTAGGATAGGGGTCGCATGTCTACTTTCTCCTTAAATACTAAAATGCCAAAATTTCGTATTTTAAGAACATAAATAATTTTTAAAAAAGCCCCACTCGATTGTATAGTTAATTTTTATCAGGATTGAGCCAGAATAGAGAAGATATGCTTTTGAGCTCTTGTGATTGAAACATTAAACGGCAATTTCACTGATTAATTGTATAGTATATTCAGAAAGTTGAGCACACTGTTTGCATTCGTTCATAACTATTTCTGCATCCATTTCATAATCAGCCCGCCGTCTCATCTCGCGTAATTGATCTAACTTGTTGCCAATATCAGAATAACCATTGTCCATATACGCATCTTTCACTTCTTGATGAATTTTCGTTTTGTCATTGAACTGGGTGCCAGTTCGCACCATTTTTCTCCAAGCGACTAAAAAAGTAGCATAATAGCAACGACCTATCGACGTCCTGATTCTGGCATCCTCGTCATAGCGAGAGTCTCCTATCAGGGTTTTCCCTAGCTCTAGAAATTTTTTCGGGTTGAAAGCGCCAGGCATATCTTATTTTTATAAATCTACATGTACAAATAAGTTTCTATTAATGCCTTGTAGGTATTTTTTCCCTTCAATATCCGCCTTTTCTTGCAAAGATTTGATTTCGCTTCTTAGAATAATATCAAAGACTGTTGAGAGCTTCATTCTTCCTTTAAAGTCAAGGTCCTTTCGTGGATGTATTTTTACCAAACATTTCGTTCTATCAGAGGACTCTTCATCAATGTTGCAAAGAACTTCGATTTTTGTTTCCGGTTCTCTTGAAGAAACAGCTTGCCTCATTTTAATTTCTGCGTTCCTAAAAAAACTCTCAAACAATGGTTCGGAAACAATTTTTCTCTGTGTCGATTCAGACATATCGATGACATTTTTCTCTATCAAAAAGTTAATTTTTTGGGCAGTTGCATTAATCGTCTCTTTTTCCGTTTCCGGCTCAGCTTCAACCTTCATAAATGGTTTCCTAATTTTTTCATTTTTAGAAGCAAAGCCGAATCTTACCAAAGGATAGCTTGAGCTTGAATTGCTAATTTGCATTTTGGGCGTAGTGTCGTTAATTCCATCCCACCCCATTGCATTTCTTACTTGCTCAACTTCCTGAATTAAACTTCTCCGCTGATGAACTTGAGCGACCTTCTCCATTTTGGACCCTTGGATACTTTTCAGTCTTTTAGACTCGAAGCTTTCATCTCTAGCGGATGGAAACTTTGGAAGTGATAAATTCTTCAATACATTCGGAAGAATTTCTTTGCCAAGAATTGAAGCAATTCCATCTGAGAGTTCACCCTCTGTAGCAGTAGGATTATTAACTCTTATTTGAGCAACCAATTCATCAAGCAAGGATTGTTCAATCATAGTTCATCCTACATCTGTTTTTCCAAAGTTTTTGTTAAACTATCACTCAGTTTTTTCTTCAATTCTTCAGGTATTTCTATGCCTTTTTGCAAGGCAATTGCAGGAGATAGTAACTCACCATATAAAATAAAATATTCTCTCCATTTTCTAACAAGATCCCATAATAAGAGGTCAACATCTTCAATTTTGAATTCTTGAACACTTAAACTCAAGATTTTGTCAACAGTTGGGAATATGAATTTTTTAACTTCTTCCTCATCTATCGATCTCAGGTTTGGCCCATTCGAAATCCGACAAATATAGTCGTAATCTCTATCAAGCGCAATTATCAAGTTCAGACTAGCGAAGTCTTTTAGCTCAGCAGAATGAGCTTTGTAAACGCGACCCATTTCGTTTATCATGCCCTTAATTAAGAAATTTCTTGGATCTAACAGAGCTGATTTATTTTGCTGCAAGTAAGTTAATAGCCATTTAAATGATTCACTTGTAAATTTTATATTTACTGAGTAACTTTTGTTCTCCCAATCGGTTGATTCAAAGGATCGCATTTTTTCGGAATAAGAGAAGAATCGATCCCATAGCTCTTTTTCATCAATTGTTGGAAGTTGCTTGGATAGACTGTCAACGAAGGTAAAACCATGCGATTTAGCCGTGGAGAAAGCCATACTGGAGCTTCTAGCTTTCAGTATCCCAAAAGTGAAGGCTACATCTTTCAAAAAGAAGCCAGGCAAGAAAATCTTGCTGTTTTGGCCGAAAATGGCGTTGGACATTATTCGATTAGCCAAAACATTGGCGGTATCATACGAGTCATCTTTAAAGGCAGCAACTGCAGCTTTGAGATCTTCTGCAATGACCTTCTCTAATTCGCTCATAACTAAATCACATTCATTTAAGGGAGCATCTGCTTATTTCTGTTTCGCAAATTTACAATGAATCATTGAGCACTTTAAGCCTTTAGAAGCTCAAATTATGATTCCACGTATCTACTTTTGCGGATGTGTTATTATTTTTCCCCAAGTGAAGTAACAATTAAAAATTTTGACAAAAAGAAAGAAAAAAAAGAGTTAGTTTTTAGGATATTGGCGTTGGTGTAGGAACTGAAGTTGGAGAAGCCGGCATAGACGTTGGATTCGAAGCAGGCATTTGTTTTCCCGCTTCATTAACGATGTCTCCTAGTTGAGATAGCAGTTGGGTTGGGACTTCTTTGATGTAGTTGAGTCCTTTGCTAAAGAGTAATCCGGCTAGTGCTGATGCGAAGGGGTTGACTGCGACGTTTGCGAGTGGTGTGCCTGAGATGTTGAATCCTAAGGCTAAAGCAAAAGAGGCTAGGACTAATCGTAGGAATTTGGTTTCGCTGAACACTTCTCCGCTTAGTTTCCATGAGAGGAGTGCTGTGAAGATTGCCATGGCTAGGGCAAAGAGTATTCCGTAATATGGTGAGATATCCATTTTTTACATTCACCTCCAAAAACAATTAACTTCAAAAAAACAAACAAAAATAGAGTCAAGAAGGATTGTCTCTTCGGTTCCCTCATAACAAAAGGATCTAATGAGGTTGCATTCAGCTATTTTGCGATAACCCAAATCTCATCAATTACAACCGCGCCTGAGTAAGTTTGGCTGTGCACCCTGACAAGGGTTGTTTTGTTCACTGGCATGTTGTATGCAAGACGGCACCAAGTGTCTGCAGGTAAGTGCACATCTCTTTGTTTCTTAGCTACACCATCAATGTTGATCTCGACAGATTGTTGATTATATGGGTCAGGAGCTTTTATGTGAAGAACGAAGCGAGCTTTTGTGTAGTTTCCAACAACAAAATTCTTGTAACCAGACCAAGAGTAGCCTTGGTTTTGATCATATGCACACATAAAAGCACAAGGCGAACTTAGAAACCCATACGCCGAGGTTTTTCCACAGTTTACCCCGCCCCAACCGTCATTATCAGCACCATCAAAAGTATCATGGCTTACCGCAGTCCATGAAGGGTCAGTGTGGTTGAAATGATGAATAGTTACGTTTAATGTTTGGTTGGCGTATGCTGCTGAGTATCCAGAATCAGTGTATGCATCAACTCTAAACGTTAAGGTTTCATCGTATTCTCCAGCCGTTAAAGTAGGCAGAGCTCGAACAGGAGTAAACGTGAATATTGCGCTCGTTCCAATAGCTAAGGATCCCAGATTTGTGGAAGAAACAGAGTAGGCTGCTGGCGGCGAAACGATTGACACTTTAAAATACAGTGTTGCGGAAGGATGAGTGTTTGCAATTCCAATGGGAATATTCATTGTGGAGGGGTTGGGCAAATCAGTGACATCAATGTATAAGTCAGGTTCGTTTTGGTCGGAGATGAAAGTTATTATGGGTGTTGTAACCATTTTTTAGCCTCAAGTTTTAATCATGTAAACTACTGCAAAATATGGCGGGATAGCCGTGTGATTATTGGGCTGCGTGAAACCGTGGTCGTGTCCAGCGCCAGCATTAGGCTCAGTAACTGAATGTGTAAGAGTAGCAGTTGGGTTTCCAGTGTTGCCATGAGTGTTAGTTGTCACAACTGAGCCCGTAGATGAGCCTTGCTTGTTTGAAACTGAAGTGTGCGAAGCAGGTCCAGAGTGGATGTGGTCAGCATGATTGCCAACTGTGACGCCGCTTGTGCCTCTTGTAACCGCGCCATTCGAATGAGTCAAAGTAATATTTCCACCGCTCGCAGTTAATCCACCTGTCACGTTAGTTTTTGGAATGCCAGAATCATCCTGGGTGGCACCAATCATCATTTTATCGCGGTAGTCTGGAATATTGAAGTGAGATCCATCGGCAGCGCCATAAATTGTGCCTATAGCCGCAAACAAAGCAGTATACGATGCCCTAACAAGGCTTGCACCGTTACAAAGCAAGTACCCTGCTGGAATGTTAGCTATTGGTCCTGCAAATGGGTAAACTACACCTGTAGGCGTTTCATCCACCTCAAAATCTGTGCTAAAAGCAAAATGCCTCTTAACATTTATCGCCACATCCAACGAATCAACAACATGCCTCTTGACCGAAACTGGAATATCCAAGCTGTAATTGAAGTGCCGCTTAACCGTAATCGGAACATCCAAGCTATAGTTGAAGTACCGCGTGAGTTCTGCAACTTCAAGCTCAACTGCCCCCCCGCGATTGAACAACTCGATTAAGGGGAAAAAAGTAGAGCTCAAGCACCTCCTGGTCAACTAAACGCCTCGTCCACAGCATGCAATGAGCTAAGGGTCCATGATAGCCTACTCCGAGGTAAATCTTGTTACTTGATGCATGTGGGTTTCCAGTTTGAGGGAAAAACTTGTGCAGATGCCCATTCATGTACATATAGACCCCTTTTTTATTATCGTCAGGGTTTACGCCGTCGTAGCTGATAACCACAAAATGACGTCCCCCGACCTTCAGCAAACCTGGGTCTGAATCATAGGTGTGGATAACGTTGTTGGCGTCCGTAAACTGGAATCTCAATATGCCGTTTGTTTCATATTGGCAAAGGACGAATTGCCCGTCTTTGTGAATTAGGTAACGGGTTCCAGACGCTAACTCAGATGGGCTAAGCCAGGTCCCGATAGAAAATTGTGCGTCGTTACTGAACGTGAGGCTGTCTCCACAGTCGACGTATCCGTCTCCTGCGAAAGTCACCATCTTATAGATTGGTCCCTGTTGCCAGCTTCCGTTAACGATTGTTCCGTCGACGGGTTCTTCGATTGGGGCGTTGTTTTTGGCTGTGGTTCCCCCTCCTTCGTCGAGACGGTACAAGCCGACGAGACCTTGAAGATTAAGCGTCCACGCTCCGGAGCCCGGAACATAGATCCCTTTTTGCTCCCAACTTGACAGATCCGCAGCTACGCTTGCGACGCTTTTGCGGACTCGGTCAAGTTGCATGGACACAGTGGTTCTCCCTTGCGTCAACTGCATAACCCGGTAGGTGTCTCCGAGCATGTACATCGGATACCAAATGAACATGTAATCTCCAACGACGACTTCGTATGCGTCGACCATAAGCATCGATATTGGAACGCCGGTTACGGGGCTTTTTAATTCAAGAAGCTTCTTTGCCGCTACACCTTCCAGCTCAGTTTGAGTTGCCACTTGGTCCGCATTGAAGGTTCTTACTCGAATCGGCGTTTGAGGTAATCAACGACAGCTTCGCCGGTTAAATGATAGCCAGAAGGGTCGACGCCTCGAATAATAACTTTGTCGGCAACTTTTGAGTAGTCAAATCCACTTTTGCTAACGGTAATGCGGTGATGTTCTTGGGCGTCTATGTATGGAGGATTCCACGGAATATTGGAGTTGTAATTTCCTCTTGTTCCGAGGTTTATGTAATAGCCCTCGGTAGTGAAGATTTCTGTTCCGGTTGCTTCAGCGAGAAACTTTACTAAGTCAAGACGATTCGCCTTGTAGAAAACGACGCTTACAGGAGTTTCTGGGGCGTAGTCATAACCGATTGTTGTTAGGTCTGCTACGATGTCGTGTAGAATGCTAAAGCATGGAACTTGGTCGTACACTCCAGTTATTGGTTCAGCTTGGTCTAACGCAACGATAACGTAGTCGAGCACTTTCACCTTGATTTTTTTGCCGTCGATTTCCCACGCCAACAGCTGCCCATTATATTCAAAATGCCCATTGAAATAGAAAGCAACGATTGGCTTACTATTAACAAGGTTTTGGTTGGCTTGTGTGTTTGCTACATAAAACGATGCGTAGGAGTCACCGTTCATTTCGTCGAAGACGTGCTCGAGTTTAGCGGCTAACTTTACGAAGATTTCAGAGAATTCGTCGTAATACTCGATTTCCCAACCAGCCATAGTTATCGACGTGCTCATTTTGTGGCCTCGCTAAATACCGCCGAATATTCCGGGGTAAAGTTGAACGTTTAAGCTGCCTTTTGATAGGCGCATGGTATAGTCGTAAATCCCTGGGTTGCTTTTGTTTGGCTCAAAGCTGTCCAGCATCCAGTTTCCATTTAAACCTTGAAGCGGAGTTACAAGAGTGACTTCAGAGCCTATCAAATCTAACATTGGCTGAAGAATCTCATTCCATAATTCAACATCGGTTTTGGTGTTGTCGCTTATGCTTCCAGTGAGTGTAAGAGAGGTTTTTGAGCCGTTGCTAACGTTGATGGGCTCGTCTCCATCCTGGTCGATTTGTTCTTTGGTCGCAATTTTGGAAAACTGCATTTTGCTAGGTCCAAAAGGCAGATTCAAAACTCCAATAACCCACGTGGTTGAAGGTTCAACGGTCCCGTAGAAAGCGATTAGGAATTTTGGGTTAACCAACTAGTCCCAACTCCATGGTTGCCATCGGTTGCCGTCTTCGTCCCACTCGCAAATAGATCCTAAAACAGTTGAGGCTCCTGAATTAATTCTTGCAAAGTAAATGCCTCCGTCGCCTTCAACGCTCGTTTGTTTTATGCAGAAATAATATACTCCAGCTGCAAGAACCACGTCGTTGAAATCAAACTCAAAAGTATCCTCTGCTTGTTCTATGTTGTTTGAGTCAACGGTGTTGGTGCTTGTTGCTATGAGCCCGTCGGCGTAAGAATCAATGCTTCCGAAAGTTCCGTTGCTCACATATAGATAGCCCGTTAGGATTCCGGCGACGGGAACGCCGCCCTCTCCTCCCCAATACTGTTTGAAGAGTCTAACGTCGATTTCGCTTAAGGTTGCTGGTGCATAGAGGATAAATTGTTGTCCCCACCCACCCGTTCGGTTATTTGGAAAGCCCTCAGACCCATCTCTGATATGGTTCATGTTGTCGATGAACTTGACCGTTAGCTTGTCCCCCTTCTACTGTAAAATTCTTCATCTAAAGCGTCGAGAACAGCTTGCTTGGTTTTATTCGAGTCTCCGCTCTCGTAAACAGTCAAGTTAATTGGGACATGGATTATTTGCTGAAACCCCGTTGAACCCTGAATTTTAGACGTGTCGTTTTGCTTTGCTTCATATTGGCTAAGAGGCATAACAATTTCTGGACCCGCCTCACCAATCAACGCATAAATTGGTTTATCCACGACGCCACCTTCAGCCATAGCGACAGCCGCTTTAACACCAGCAATCCCAACTCCAACAGCAGCAAGAATAATGGGAACCGCAACACCAACAGTCATTGTACCCTCAAAAGCCATCCACGCTATAGTTGCAGCCACAATCGCAGCGATTGAAGCAGTTAACGCTCCAGCTATTTGACGCATATTCTCAGGAATCGCACCAAGAATTTGATCAGCAATCAAAAAGCCACCCATAAAAGCCGCCACGCCAATCGCAGCAGTCTTAGCTGAAATCCCCACTTCAGCAACCCTCGCAGAAACCTTCGTAAGCAAACCAGTGACATCGGGAAAATTATTCCATGCTCGACTCAAACTATCAACCATAGTAATTGACGTCGGAATAACCTGTAGGGCAGCAGACATAATCGACTTATTCACGTTATCCTGGGCTTGCTGTGCACGTTCATTAGCTAAAGTCAAACGGTCCTGTGCAATACCCAAAGCTTCCTCAGCAGATTTAGCCTCCTCACTATTGGCGCCATACTTAGTAATTGCATCCGATAGAGCAGTTTGTGCCTTCTCAACCGAGCGGGTACTAGTCTCAACCATAAGGTTTGAGCGATCTAAACTAATCTCCGACTCGTGAACCCGATCATAAGCAGAGTATAAGCCAAAAGAAGCCGTTGCAACCCCAGAAAGGCCAGTGGTAAAATCACGCATAGAAGCCGCACTCTGCTCAGTAGGTGCCACCGTATCCTGCGTAGCCTCGGCAACCCGAGTTTGAGAAGCCGAAACCTCATCAACACTGGAGCTGATACGTTTAGAAGCTTGCGCTACCGCGTCGCTGGCCTCATCGACACAGGTAATCTTAACTTCTAAATTTGTATCAACCAAGCTATTTTGACTCCTTCCACTTCCACCTTGCCCAAGCAACCAAAAACTTGAAGCGCGATACGCTTAGGGCTCCAACAGCTTCAAAAGACCCATACTGCGGAAACGTGCTCATCACTAAACCTAAGTCTTGGGCTCCACCGTGAACATTTATCCAGTCTTCAAGGGCTTTTTGGGTAAAAAACTAGGTTGCTCACTGATGAACTGCAGAAGAGCTGCACCTTCAGCCAAAGGAAAAACGTTATAGAACTCCAAAATATTTTCTGGAGTATATTCGGGTAGTCCTGGATGCGCCTTTTTAAGCATCAAATACAAAGTCATAGCCGTCTTTGATGCAGGTGTTTTGCATTTCTCAAGGATAGCAGAATCGTTCAAAGTCAACTCCCCAAACCTGACTATGCCAAGAGTTGGATGAGTAAACTCATGTATTTCGGAAGCTCTCTTCAAAAGAGCAACTGGATCAAAGATTTTGGCAGCATCCGTCTTTTTCTGGTCAGCTGCATCCGCCTGCGCTTTGAACTTCGCTATCCGTTCTTGATTCTCCGGAGTATCTAAAGGATTAGAAAAAACAGGGTCTTTTGCTTTTATGTTAGCCATCTAAATCACTTCCTTATGATGCAGGGGTTACGTCTTCAGCTTCGCCGCTGATTTTCTCTAGAACCCCGTCTGTTTCAGCTGCGCTTCGATCGCATTTTAGGATGCGACAGTTCTTCCAAGTCTCGTACTGCGTATTAGTTATAGGCGTTCCTTCAGGTGCAAATATCAAGTCGAATTTTGTTCCAGCCATCAACAACGCCAGATATGTTTCGTCAGTGAACAGGCGATCCATGCTCCAGGTGAAAGTTTGCTTGCCAGAACCAATAAGCGCCGGCTTCAAGGAATCCACACTGTAGACTTTAATGATTTCTGCAGATGCCCCAACCGCAATGTTTTTGCCATAACCAATCGCCACGCCACTTTTCAGCAACCTGGCATTTCTACCTAACACAGGAATTGCACTCATTTTATTTTTTTACCTCCAAAGTTTTTGTTGTAACTTGCTTGTGTGCAAGGTTACTAAGATAATTGCAGAGTGCATAATCGTAGAAGCCCTGCAGATCCGAGTTGATCTGCTTTTCCGACAAGAAAGATAGGTCGCTTAGCCACTGCCGACGAATCTCAAAAACTAAATCCTCAGGCTCAGACTTTGCCAACTCAGTCAAATATTCCTCACGAGTCAACACAAATGCCAAACCCAACCAAGCCCGATAATACCGATCAGACTCACTAAGACTCGCCAAAACCTTCGTGGAAACACGAAGCAACCTCTCAAAATTTCCATCAGGCACAGCACCGAAAACACCCTGGATGCAATCCAGTCGATACGTCTTCATCATCTTCCCATAAACATTCAACAACATATGAGACTGAGGATACTCTGTTTTAGCTGGAAACTTTAGAAACCGATCAAAAAAGCGAACGGGAAGATTAACCACTAATTTAAGGAACCAAAGTTTAAACTCACGATTCAAAACCAAAGCACCGCTTTAAACCGGACAATTCCGCCAAAAAGCACTTTATTATCTGCAAACTTGATTTCTCCAGGAGCAAACCCAACAGGAACAACATCGCGCACAACACGGCCTAAAGTACGATCTGCCAAAACAGCATCAACCACATCACCCATCGGGGCAATGATGTCTGCAAACCAATCTTTAGGCTCGTACTCCTGGATAACAAGAACAACACTGAAAAAAACCGAGACATCCAGCATTCCACCCATTTCTGCAGGGGCAATCGGCGCCGGCTCAGCATTAATAATTGCCTTAGGCAACAAACCATACGAAAACTGCTCCCCAACAATCACCGTTTTAATAGATGCTACACCATGCGCTGGCACTTCAGGAACTGCATCGTGAGCTGGAACCGCAGGCACATAAACTAAAACAGCCTTAACGGCATCAAAAACCGCTTTATAACTACTATAGAATGTTCCCATTTAGCCACCCACCAACTCAAGCCACAAATCAGCAAAAACCAAATCCGCCTTACCCCAAGTGTCATCCAAAGCCCTCTGCATAAACGGATTAGCCCTAGTTCCAGGATGATGAACCAAAGGCGTAAAAACCATTTTACCCGCAACCTCAAACGCCAAAACCCCGCCATTCACCGGACGGATCTCATGAGGAGCGGTCCCAAACTCAACAGCAGCCGCATATGAAGCCCCAGCTCCAACCACGCCCTCATCCTTGTAAATAGTACTCGCCAAATACCCCGACTTAACAGGAGCGCCCCAAAAAGCAGCGGCAAACGCCACATCAGTCAACCGATCAATCAACTTCTCTCGAAGTTTACCACTAATCTTTTGTGCAACCTCATCAAACTCCAAACCCGACGTAGAAATCCTGAACTCAATCATACAATCAATCCATCATGTCGTCGCCGACCGTGTTAGCTTTCACAACACCTAGATTTTCCGGTGCCACTTGACTGTCAATGTAAGCATTCAAAAACCGCTCCGCATCCGTATAGAAGATCCAGCTGGATTGCGGATCCCTTTTTTTGCGAAACATCCACGCAGCAAAATAATTAGATGCGTCAATGATGTTTTGGGGCGTAGGCGAGGGAACGGTTAAGCCTTTTTGCAAAAGCAAACTGTCAACGTATGCATCGCTGCTTGTAATACACGCGGCTATTTCTGTTTCATACGTGACCGTAGAATCTTGAAGAATACTCTTAACAGTAGCAACAACACCATAAGCCACAAAATCAACCTCTAAACTTGAAATTTGATTATTTTGAAAACAAAAAAAGAGAAGAAGGAAATCTGCTTAAGTGCAGATTATATCTAAGGCGTCGTCTAACACGACTTTAGGTTGCAGCCACTGGCGTATAATGTATCCATCGTATCCTGCGAGTTCATTGCGGTACTGCGCTGCCATAGTTGGGCCTTGACCTAAACAGATGCCTGGAGCAGCAGATGAACCAACGATAGGACCAACTGAGCTTGTAGGTGTTTCTGTTAATGCATAGTCAGTGAAGACAGTGATTTGCGGTCGATTAGGCAACTTGAATGTTCCTGCGTTTGCGCTAAAGTTAGCCATGCCTGCCCAAACCAAGTTGCGTATCCAAGTGTTCTGAACAAACTTGTCAAATAGTGTTGGATGCATAGCCATAAAGTCAACTGGGTACCCTTTGCCCTGGATGTAGTTGATTGAAGCAGTGATAGCAGTCAACGGATTAGTTGTTGAGACACCAGATGATTGAGCAGCCCAGTCAGAATATGGAACAGAAGCAACTTTCTCGGTAATTGAACCCTCAAGTTCTGCAGCGATCTGCTTATTCTCCATTCTGGCTAAGTCACGAGCTGCATCAGAAACATGCATTTGCAACAGTGGATGAGCAGCCTTCATCTGAGTTTCATCAGCTAAGGCTACGTGAACCACGTTCTTCCAGAGGTCAAAGTTGACGGCGGTATAAGCTTCTTTGCTGATTGCTGCTTCTTCAAGCGGCTTAACTTTTTCTTGCCCTGCCAATGATGTAGCGATGTCAACACGCATCGTCAGATTATCCATAGGTATTGGTCTACAGACGCCTCTTAGAGTGTATTGTGGACGCGCTAAGCCAAGAACTTCATTTAGTATGGTGACTGCTTTAATGTCTGCGATGTCGCTTGGCATCACTATACCTGCAGCTTCGAATTTGCGGCTGAGATCGGGGTTTCCTGATGCCTTGTAGAATTTGCCGTCTACTGCGGATTGATAAACTCTTGTTTGAGTCATTTTATGGTTCTCCTAACCACATTTCCTGTACCGTATCTGCATCAGCCGATAGTTTAGTGGCGTATCCAACTACTGCGATGTTGGTATCAATAGCTGTCTGGTCCGTTGCGGTTGCAAACGTGTTTGCTTGCGAAACAGTCCCTTTCACAAATTTGGTAACTTGCCCAGCTGTGCCTGAAATCATGAGTTTACTGTTGACATATGCGAGTCCGGAACCTGAAACTTTGGCGGCAATAACGTTGCCTCTAACAACACATGGAACTGTGTGGGCTACGCCGTTTGTAGTATCGGTTGCGTAAACTTTGGTTTCCAATGCCATTACAACTTTATTGTTGGCTGCTAATGCAGCGGTTGCGGGCACTAAGCCTCCGCCTGAACCATCATCACAGTAGAGTTGTCCCTTAACACAGTCAGTTGATGCTTTCATAGTGAAGGTTTCAACGATTAATCCAGATTCCTTGAGTATGTCTCCTTGGGACGTTTTATTTTACCTCCTTCTGAGGCGCAAAACCAAAATCGGCTCTGCACTCTTTTATCGCGGCTTCCAATGAGTCGCCTGATTTAGCTTCATATTTCACGCTGGGAACAGAAGCTTGTTTTTGGGTTATGGAGGCAACCTTTAGAGCGTCAGCTTTCAAAACTGCCAATGCATCATCAGACAATGCAGCAAGAAATGTCTTATCTGCCTCTTCCTTGCCTGCAAGGCCTGCATCTGCTCTGGCTTTGAGTGTATCAGCAACTAAACCATCGTGCCGTGCTTTTTCGAGTGCATCAAATTTAGCTTTCAATGTCTTAGCGTCTTCAGTAGCGGTTTTTGTTTCAGCTTTGGCTGCCTCGTAGTCAGTTTGCAGTTTCTTGTACTGTTGCTCTAAATTTGCCAATTTTTCTACAATTTCGTTTTCGTTTTTCTCTGGCAAATCTTTCTTAACTCCTATTTTGGTAATCCCAGCTTCATTTACTGGGGGTTCCTGTGACTCATACACTCCCGCAAGCAACTCAAGCGCCCGAGTGTACCCTTCCGCCGACGATGATGCCTTCCCAGACATCTCCTGCAATCCAGCCTGCGGATAAGCCGGAACATCCACAAAATCAACCCGCTTAAACTTGAAAGATTCAACCTGGATGAAAGCAGAACTATCCTTCACAGAAAGACAAGAGTGACCGCCAAACGGATCCTCCAACCCAGAGAGATCAGCGCCACACTTGCTGCAGGTATCCTGGTAACTGAAAAGAACAACAGATACAGGTCCCAACTTGCCCGCCTGCATCATATTCCAAGTTTGGTCATCCGTAATCGAAGCTGTACCTAAAGCGTAAGCCCCAGGCTTTTCTGTCGATACAAATTTGCCGCTATCCAAAGTCTGGCCCTCTGGATAATGCTTGTCTATTTTGTAGTCGGCGCCCATGCCAATGGGTTTACCCTTAAGGGTTGGTAGGCCTTCCTCAAGGGCTTTGTCGGTGACTGCCCAGCGGTTACGGTTCTTGCTAGTATTCATAATGTAGAAGGTAGCGGACCGTTGACCCTCTGCATCGACAGCAAACTGTAGCATACCTGCTAAGAAACTGCGTTCTCTACCAGTAGATTTAGTCATTTCAAGTTCACTTTTGAAAAAAGGATTCAGGCGCTCCCTATCCCCGTCAAAATTTGAGGAATTGGCATATTGTCGGGAGCGCCGACGTAACACGCGTTACCAAAAAATTATGGAGTAAAATCGCCTAGGATTAGTTCCCATTGGCATCTATCGCCGTTATGGATTGGCATTTTTGGCATGAACCAACTCACTTTGTAATATCCATTATTGCCGCCCATCGATGCAGCAATACAGCGATCACAAACGCGGTCATCTTCAGCTGTCACCCACTTCATCCAGGCTATTTGATTTGTGGGCGCTACCATTTTGAAGCTGTTATTAACAGTTTTAAACATCAAATCCTGCGATAAGCCATCAATGCTATGCAAGATTCCAGCCGGAGTATCCCAGAAACCCGACGCCGCCGCCTCAAGGATCCGCTGCTCGCTGCAAGTGCACCGATGCCCTAATGCAACAACAGGTTTAGAAGTGGTCAACGATTTTCCGCCAACTATTCAACGATTCATTTAAACCCTGCTCAAGCTCCGAAAAGTCACCATCATAGACTAAGCCGTGTTTACTGCACCAATCTTTCACGTTAACCTGCATTTTTTGGTAAGCTGCTTTGATTGCAGCTTCACCATCACACAGACAATGCAGTTTGTTAACATTATGCATACGATAAAGATGATAAATGCGTCTAAGGTCACGTTGCAGCCTGCTAGATTCTCGATCTATCAGCTGCGTAGGATAAATCAGGCGCTTAGGCTGGGTTTGGGGCATTTACAGTTTTCTCTCCAGGCATACCAGGCGTAGGATTAGGCTGAGGCGCCGGCTGCGTCTGTTGTTCATGTTCTTGCTGATGCTCCTGCAACCGATCTTTATTCCAACCCATCATGTCATAGGCAATTTCGGGGTCATCAGCTAAAATACCCAAGCCATTACTATACAATGCAGACACAGCATTCGCCATCTCTAAAACGTCAGTGGACCGCAGCGTCTTCCAAACATGCGTTACCCTCAACGGGACTACACCGGAATCACCGTTTTTCTTAAGCGCCAATTCTACCAGGTGCGGATACCACTGAGATTCTAATTCACGTTTGAAACTTCGCTGAATATTCGCTAATGTACCACCAACATAAGCTTCAAACTCAGTGTAAGCCGTCGCACGATTCTCATTAGGCTTATTCACAAGAAAACGTGGAGTACCAAAATTGCGGATTATAGCTTCCTCAAGCTTCTCAAGCAAAGCCACAAGCCCAGCTAAATTCACGTTAATATCAACAACTGTCGCGGTCACTTGCTTGTTAACCGCTATAGATTTACCCGATTTAGCCGCTTCAATTAAACTATCAAGGAAAGCATCTTCAGCAACCGTAGTCATCCCGGACGTATCAGCAGACAAAACTGCGTAAGGCGCCCATAAACTACGGGTGATCTCAGGTAAATCTCGCCTCAGCACATTATGGCGGGCGTGACAAATCAAATAGAGCGGCTCAACCTCACTGAGGCCTTCACAGTCATTCTCTAAATCTAAATTAGCAAAATACAAGAAACGATTCTCATCTAGCCGCCACTTAGCTTCCCCATCGTATTTGAAGCCGACAAGTTTCCAGTTCACGTCAATATCAGGCGTAACTCTCCTGGAATCCACACTTAAGAGCCAGCCTGGCGAACCATCCGCGGCATATTCAATTTCAAAGCCCGATTTGCCAAAGATGCTGCGTTTCACCTGCGCAATATACAGGCATCTGTCCATGTTTACAGTGCGATTTGCTGCGTCAACGTAGTCTTTCACATACCGATATTTCTCTTGAAAAGCCAACTCAGCTGCTTCGTCAGGTAATTTCTCTATAGGCTCTAATTCTGTTTCGAAGCCCGCTGTCATAGTTGCATAAGCAGCATTAACCACAATGCATCTGCGAACTAACTCGTCTTGGCGAAACCAACGGTAAGCTTCAGGCCGCATGCCCTCATAATTAGTGTAACTATTGGCTTGGGGATTAGGTGTAGTTTGACCTGTACTGCGCAGTTTTGGAGTAGATTCCGCAGCGGCGCCATAAATGACTTGTTTGACAACTGGCCATACTCCACGAAAACCAGAAAGTTTCGGCTGTGTCATGCTTCCAACACTCCGCTGTTCACATCTGCAAGTTGAGGGCTGCCCCACAACACGTAAGCGTACTTCTGCTTATCAGGCAACCACACTTTCCTAATCTGCTTCTCAACAAGGTCTTTTGGCACTACAATTCAGCCTCGCTGTGAATGGTTATACCTGGCTTAATACGCAACTTAGCCCAAGGATCCTCCTGTTGCAGGTTCCTGTCGCATCTAACTTTCGGTAAATTGGTCATCATAAACTATGCATGCCTCACTTTCGGATCTCTACTGCCAATCGAAGCAGCCATAATCGCATACATTGACGCATCCATCAAATGGTCATTCTCTTTAACTTCTGAATCGTAAACCATGACTTCATGAATCCAATTCACACATTTAGACGAAACAAACACTCTAGGTTTGCCATCGCCCTGCACAATAAAGCGCCCGCCAAACTCGCGAATAGCATCTTCACGTTTACTCTCATGAGCCACAGCATTCAAACCTGCAGACCGCAACATCGCTATGGTTGCCGGTGCACTGCGATCACAAATTATGCGACCCTGCCCATGTTCCGCAAGCATCTCTTTAAGTTCTTGGATAAGCGTTTCTGTCTGAGTGCGGTTTTGATAGAATTCATCTAAAATGTAAGCTCGGTTATCATTATCGAAACCGACGCAGACAATCGCAGAAGGATTTGTCCACCCAAAATCGACTCCATACACAACATCTCTGATGATGGATGAATCAATTATTTTAAGTTCATGAACTGTACTGTCATAATCAAAGCTTCCTACACCAACGGGAGCAAATAAGCCTTCTATGAACCGTTTAGCTAAGTTGCCATGATGTGTCGCAACGATTTCAGCCTTATATTTTTCGCTTAAATGTACATTATCAAGCATGCTCCAACGGTAAACTTTAGCTTCAGGATTACGTTTCTCCGGGTTTTCATAAAAATCGTAAAGTCTGCAATCAGGCAGCAGCGGAGGCGGCGACGTTGTTACTAAACTGGCGGTTATATCTCGATCTGTTTTGCCCGATCCCCGAAGTCTACGCAAAACAACATCTTGGGACTCGGCAAACTTGCGAATATATTGAGCCTCGTCAATGAGAACAACATCAACGTTTGTGCCTTCAGCAAACTCGGGCTCTTCGAGACCGCCAAACCACAACGTTTGCCCATCAAGAAACTCTATACAATTATCACTGCGCTTGAAGGCAGTCACACAACGATTACTGTCAATCGGATGGCCTAAAAGATACTTAGATTCCAAGGTTGGAATCAGAATACGCCGAACCATTTTGTAAGTGGGCTCAAAAATGTAGCCAACACTGCCAGGATTCTCCAGAAGCATACTGATAATTTCAAAGGTGCCACAAATTGTCTTGCCACCGCCAACGCCGGAAAAAACAGCGCGATGCCTCACCTTGTAACGGTCACAATGAAAAGCTCGCTGTTTCGCAAACGGGTAATAGCGCAAAGTCACTTCATTATTCTTTTGAAGGCCACTTAATTGAGTCATCGGGCTGCCACATTTTTATTACGGTCTTAGTTTGAATTGTCGTTTCCTGAGAAACATTAACTGCAAATTTTGGCTTCAAACAATTAATCATGTGACCCCTTGCAGTAATTGCAACGGCCAATGCTTTCAAATCAGGAGACTCAGAATCTTTCAATGCAAAACTACGAAGCAACGCAATATCGCGGAACTGCACACGAAAAAGCTCATCAATAAGCGTGCAAACTTCCTCACTGCGCAAATCATAAAAAACTGTTCGGCGACTTGCAGGATACCCTTTAGAGTGCAAAAAGGTGCAAATTTCCTCCACCGTGTCACCGCGACTTCGACGCTCAAAGACAAGTGTGCGACGCAAAACACGCTCAAGCTCTGCTTCAGAAAACTCTGGCTCTTCCTCAATAGTGGGTTTCTCTACAACTGCGGGTTCTGAAGGTCCTTCTTTTGCTAAAGCTTCTATTAACTTAGCAATTCGGTCGCCTTCAACTACAGCTGGAGTAGCCATAATTTCACTCTTCAGTTAAGATTGTGTTTGCGAAGTTTTCATTTTCTCTGCATCCACAATGTACCGTTCGCGCTCGCATGTTTCTATTAGATTATTTAATGCTTTCATGGTTGAATCAAGAGATTTGCAAAATTCTAAGCCTTTAGGCGTTAATGAATACTCAGATGGATTCAAATTCTTGGTGCTAGAGGGCTTATTTTTGCTTAGTGGGTGAATAATACGAGATTGCATTGTCACATAGCCTTGGTTCTGCAAGGTTCTCAGAAGGTCACGTAGGATAAGGCAGTTCATGTTAACTTTGTACATTATATGCGTTATTTTCGTTGATCGTTGATAACGTAGTACTTCAAGAACATCATAGATCATTTCAGCCTGCGAACGCTTCAACTTACTGCACAATCCTCTTTATGGTAGCTACACGATTCTTTGCCGACTCAACAATATCTTCAGCAACAATACTCTGCATCTCCAAAGGCAACTCAAGGACGCTCTTTAGAATCGTTTGCAACTCATTTTTGAAATCCATACTTTTTCCCCATCACCATGATATTTTATTTTCAGCAGATTTTAAGAAAATAATAGGTCAAGCCCACACTTAACGCGGAACTAATAAGAGAAATTAACACCGGCTTCACAAAACGAATCCAGCTGCCATCAACGGCTTTGCATTTTTCCAATTGCTCAAGACGCGTATAAATGTGAGGCAGATGATTTGTAATGATAAGATCAAGCTGCTTGATAATGTAATCTTGCTTAGTCTCGATTGTTGCTAGCCGCTCTTGAACAGTTGGCATTACTGCAGGGCACTCTCCCTTTGAGATATTATGAAGCCTTCAATAGTTTCTTGCTCGGGCTTGACTTCAGGCTCTAAAGCTCCTTCCCCGCGTGTATCCTCTAAAACTAAGCCGCGAATGCCAATGAAGCCATCAGGAAAAACCGCTGGACTAGGCGGATCCTCCGGAAAAGCCTTGCGCAGCTCAGCTAAAACTTCACCGCTATTTACAGTGTTAATTGATTCTTTTTTCAAACGGTCAAACTTGGCAGTGTGCCGAATGAAGTTTCTAGCGACTCCGCTAGGAGATTTTCGATGCGGTATAATGGTACACTCCAAATCTTTTTTCGGCCTTGGCTAAAGGCTAGACAGGGCGTTAGTCTGAAGGCCTCTAAACTTGCGAGATAATAGCGATAGCAAGTCAGCAAGCACCTGCTTATAAAATCTATGATTGCACAGTAGTTGAGTATTCTCGATAGGGTTCTTCGAAAACCTTTTAAGAGAACTAAATAATTAAACAAGGTGTGGTGCATGGGGTGGGATTTGAACCCACGTCTTCCGCTTAGTAGGCGGGTGCTCAATCCGTACTAAGCTATCCATGCCCAGATTTTATTTAGAAAATTTGTTGTTGTTCCAGCAACTCCATCGTCAAATTGTTTACGCCGGTGTCAATATCCTTAGACCATTGTTGATCTTTTTCAACTAACGCTGCAATAGCATTGTTGTAAATTGCCAAGCCATCGTTCTGCGTTAGTACCGAATAGAGAAGGGAATCTATCAATATTTTATTCAAACCAATAGTGTCTTTATTTAGGCTAAGCTTGGTGTATTCTTTGTTTATCGTTACGAAAGGTTGGAGCAGATTGCTTGTAACAATTATCTTTCTGGCAATTGCCTTATCATAATCTTTCTCCAAGCTCTCAAAGTCAACGGTTCCGTGGCGAACCAAGTCATTGAAGACTGTATAAACTGCTTGCCTTTCCTCATCCTTTACGAAGAGCTCTTTCATAAGGTGCAAAAGATACGGTTTGATATTTCTAAAAACTGCGTTCGCTTTCTTGCGATCCAGCGACGTCTGCTCTAATACAGGCACATGAATAAACGAAAAGAGCCTCGTGTTTTCTTTAGCAACTGAATGGCTGCTCGTTGCTTGCACAAGGTTGCTGGGGATAAGTAGTGAAACCATGTTCCAAACATCTTCAACCTTCATTTTGTGCTTTGAATGCATGTTGATGTCATTGCAGAGTTCCCAAGTCGTTATAGCAGGTTTCTGATTTATTGCCATCAAAATATTTGCTATCGCGGTGTCTTGGTGGTCCATTATCGTGTCAAAACGTTTTTGAAGTTCAGGAATACTGTTTACCCGCCGGTAGACTGCAGTGGGGATTAATCTCCCCTTGTAAGACTGAAGTATATTTGCATCATCTCGTAGAATCCTTATACCTTCGACTACAGTTTCCTTAAATGCGCTAGTAGTCATTCCGTCCCTGATTGTGTTTAACCAAGGTAACTTTAGCGATGAGTTTGATGGATTTAACAAATCCTCTTCGGTTGGAAACTCGAATGATTCCCTATAAAGTACGAGTGCGCTTTTGGGTGCGACTGGAATTGTATTAATAAACGTGAAATTTGTTTTGTCAGCAAGTAATCTTAGAGCATCTACTGGAGAAGGTGCTAGACTAACTACGGAACTACCATTGAATTGAACCAATCCCAAATAAGCTGCCTCCTGCCAATAACGTGAATGAGACCTCGAAGCGACTGTTCCCATCCAACTCCACGAGCCAGCCAAAATATCGTCGAGTTCTTCAAGCCTTGCGGTTCCTCTTATGGCTGCTGGGATGGCGATTGAGGCTAGCCGCCCGTTTCTTATCTCTAAATTCAAATGCGCTCTCGACAATTCTTTATATTTATTATTATCTTGTAAGTGCATAAGGCTTAATTGACTGTCAAGGTCAGAATACATCGCTATGCTTGTTAGTACCGGTTCAGTCGGGTTGTCGACCACCAATTTTTTGAATGCTTTTGCAAACGAAACCGTTTTGTTAGGTGTTTTGTTAAAAAAAAGATCAATCTGATATCCGGGGGGTGTTTTTGGTTCAGGATCAAAATACCTTTTCAAACCCTCAAATATGGTTTGCACTGTGTCGTTTCCATAGCTTGCTTGTACTCTTTGCATGTATTGATTTGCATGTGCTTCTCCTGAGTATGTGAGTGCAATTATATCTGAGAAGTCCAAGTTTCTGGTAAATTCTTTCTCTGTTTGGATCAGCCCTATTTTCTTCAAAGCGCCAAGATGATCAGCCAAAGTCGCGAATGATACGCCCATATCAGTTATCAAGTCTGAGACCTTAATTATTCCAAAGATATTTTTTCGGTAAGCGATACAGGTTAATGCTTGTGCTTGTCTGAGAGTTAAACCGTCTTTTCGATTTACCATTTTTTAACCACCGGATTGTATATGTCTCCACACCGGAACATATATGTCCTAAAGTGGAATCCGAACCATATTAATCAATCGGTATCTGATTTCACAATAAACGCTTCAGAAGTGTCCAACAATGGTTTAACCATAAAAAGCAAATCATCATATTTCTTAATGAAATTATGACCTGTGGGCGAAGTCTTGTAGAATGTAGGTTTACCGATTTCCTGTTTAGTCAATAAACCAGCTGTAATTAAGCCATTAATTACTTTATAAAAAGGCAAACTACTGACGTTTGCTTTGCGTGCGATATGTGAGATAATTAAGGGCTTAGCACTGCAGCAGTCAAGAATATCATAAATTATCCGAAGTTTATGGCGATTGCGAATTCTGCCCTTTGACATCTTATGACCCGCTCGTTTTATGCTTCTGAATGTACTGCAAGGACACGCTGAGGCGCCGCTTAGAATTGGAACTTCTAATTTCTCGGTTTATTCTGCTGTCATTTCTGCCGGCAGAGCCGTGGCCAACTCTTTTAACACGCCAATGATCAAAGTTACCGCGGACCAGCTGAGGATTACTTGTTACGAGATAGAAAGGAATCTCAGGCAGCTGTGAAGTATAGAGCTCAGCAACAAAATTCAAAAGCCGTTTCCCAACTCCGATGCCCTGGTAATCAGGTAAAACAACTAATCGACTAACCCTGAAATACCGTGTTAGCATATGCACGTGTGCTACAGCGATGAATCCAACGGGTTTCTCTCCAAGCATCGCAACATATGAGCGGACTCCTGCGCCAAGACATTCGGTATTCAAATAATGATGCTCCCGAAAGACTTGCCACATGGATAAATTGCACTTATGAACCGTGAGCTCAATTTTTGGGTGACTTCGTTTTTTTTTACAAACACACCGGTATCCATATTATAGGTCCAATCTGGTTCTAACCAATCAACTACGTCAAAATGGCAAGTTACTGCAATAAACTGGCGTCCAACATGACGCCGAACATTTCGGGATATGGCATAGGCTGAAATTTTTGCGACTTCTCGATCGACAACAGAGGTAAATTCATCAAAAATAACTACTTTTTCGGGCAGACATAGCGCCCTGGCAATGTCAACTCGCATCTTTTGCCCAGTGCTAAGGCAACTATAACTTTTTAGCCATGCAGGAGGTTCTGCAAAACCACTACTACACAATGCCTCGCCAACTTCCTTCACACTAAGATCCGCTGGAAAATCATCCGGAAAATCAGGCGCAGAATACTTAAAATCAACATAAACAGCTTTGCCCTTGAAATATTCCGTTTCAGGAATCTGCTTGGCTACACTGGATTTTCCGCTGCCGCTTTTACCCACAATGACGCCAACCTGCCACCAATTACCTTCAATCGGCAAAGAACACTTGATGCGCTTCTCTAACTTTACGTCCTTCAAATCGTAAGTGCCGATTATGCTTTGTGCACGGAAACTATTTGGTGCATGCCATCTAAGCGTTAAATCAAAATCCAACTTAGCAACTCCTCACGGGTTTTTGCGTGTGATGCTCAATTACAGGTTTAGAATTCGTACCTTCAACCCCATAGCAGTAAATCGATCGAATTTTTCTTTCTGGTCAGCCTCATCCTTGCACTCAATAATGAGCTCGTAACTTTCAGGAACCATATTGCTGCCTTGCCGCTCATCAATCTCCAGAGGTAACTTCTCGCCAACTGCCTCAAGCAACACAACGAGACATTTTTTCTCACCAGCATCGATAAGTCGCTTCCACTCTTCCTGATCTAGAATCTTATTATGTTTGCCTCGGAGCTTGTTGTATCGTTGTCGCCCAATTCTTCTCTGCGCATCCGTCATAGTTAACCGAAGAACAGGAACAAAAAATTCATTATGCGCTACGCAAACACTTGCTCGCTGCTCGCCATCACAAAAAACCCCCGCCTTATCCGTTATTATGGGGTCAGTCCAACCGAACTCTTCTAGACTGCGCCAAAGCTCAGATTTCATTTTATCAGTCATCTTATTCGGGTTCTGTCCATCCGACTTTAAAAGTCGAACATCTTCTAAAAGAGGCAAAAACGCCTCAGGTACCCTCAAACTTATCTTTTTTTCACTCATTTTTTTCACCAAATAACCCTAAATCATTCAAGAATTCACGCTGCTTTTTCTGCCGCTTCTCAGCTCTTTTTTTCTCATAACTTCCCAAACAATCAACTCCATAACTGTCAACGAACATACTCCTCAGAATCCTGCCCTTTCCCAAGAGGCACAGGGCTACCCAAATCCCCAAGCTTACCCAAAACATCGTTGAGCTTGGTGAGAGCTCCAAACATTGCCTCGTTTAGACGTTCAAGCTGCAAAAGCCTACTGTTAGCGTACTTTAGTGCTTCAGTATTGCGTTTGACTTCTTCTCTAAGCTCAAATGCATGCTGAGATCTTTCGGTGTCAGCAAAGCCCTTGGATATGGCTTGTTCAAACCGGTTTACGCTCATGGGCTTAGTGATCTTGCGTTCCTTGCGCACAAGGGCTTCCTCTTTTTGATACACCCGCTCAACCATACCATAGAGGTCAATTTTGGTGATGCATTGAACACCATCCAATCTGATACCATGATAGTCTTTGTTGCACTCAAAAGTTAAGATCTCCAAATCATTAAGTTGGAAGCCTAAATGGTCGTTGACTAGATCAAACCAACGGTTAAGTGCCAAAAGACATGCGTCATGGCTCATGCCTCCGACGTCACAGGCGAGGTATCCGCTGATTTTGCGGCGCTCCGAACCAAAACAAACATGAATCTTTACTCCCCCGACAAACTCATCTTTCTCCCAATGCTTTACATCTTGGCAGACAAAACTGCGCAAGCTAATATTATGCACTGAGAGCGGCACGAACCGCACCCCGTAGGTGATTTTGTTGCAGTATGCTCCAGGATAAGGTTGCAGAACTAAGCCTTTCTGCAGTAACTTTGAGCAGACACCCCTCACAGTCGTATACTGGCCATGGGTTGGCTTCCTTGGAGAATGAATTATTCGGGCAATTTCGCAGGGTTTAAGCTCAACTTCTGAAGCATCGATAATGTGATAAGCACGCGCCTCAATGCCCCGGCATCTATCCGCTAAACTGTTTAAACAGGTGTTGCTAGAGGTGTTGCTGGTGTTATCGGATGCTTCAAGCAAAAAATGTAGCTCCTATTGTTGCTCCGTTTGAGCTTGTAGCTTCTCTATCAGCTCTAAGGTGGCTTTTTTGTATCGGGGACTCAAATTTGCAAGCTTTTCCAAACCATACTTTTTCAGCAACGCTTTAGCAGCAGTCTTCTCCTCGTCAGAATAGCTTGGGTTACTGTAGCTGCTATACAAGTTTGGCGCCCACCGAACCAGCTTATCTGCAATCTCAAGCAATGTCTTTTCTGCAGGAGCATCCACCGACCGCTGTTCTAAAGCAGCCTGCTCAAGCAAAGGCTGAAGGATATTCCGAGGCCCCATACGAAAATAACCCAAACTAGGAACCTCCCGAATTATCTTCAGAAGGCAAAATTACTTCGGTGTCAATTACTCGGCGAGGAACTCCGCTCTGTCGGGAACCGTAGAAAGGCAAGCTCTGCAGCGTATCTTTACTCATCAAATTTACAACCACGTCGCCAACTGTTGACTGCTGGCCATTGGGCAGTTTCATTAAGACCTCGCTGAGAAATTCCTTCTCAATTGTGCTAAGACCCCAAACGACCGCCTCAATCTTGCTTTTTATCCAATGAAACAGCAGCCGATACTCCTGGTTAATGTTCTCAGTATCGACGAGTTTTCCATGAAGCTTCTTTTTGATAACAATATGAGGGGGCTTAACTGCGACGCCTAATTGCTTCTTAACACCCTGCATTTCAGCTTCAATGATGAACTCTAAAGTATCATCCTGATCTTCAAGAGTGGTCCAGCGAATGTTTTTTATCCCGTAGCTTTTTAGTAGAATCTCAATTTCGGCTTTAGTCCGCTCATAAGGAACCGTTGTATCCAAATAGGGCGGATTGCGATTTAGAACAAAACTGACTTTATTGCTCATCTTTGGTTTCTCCTTTCATTACTTGGATTCGTTCCTCAACCGTAGCGATCGTATCATGCTGAGCCCCACCATGGCTGATCAAACAAATTTCATGGATTCTAAAGCCTCGGCTAGCACCCATCACGCGGCTATGATAGCCAAAAGTGATAACCCTGCCGAGAGGCATCAAAATACCGGGGAGAACATCGAGGAGTTGCTTGAAACGGCTATTTTTGTGCCCATTGTAGAGCTCCATGCTTTTGCGGTAACCGTACGGCGGGTCAAGCAAAATAACATCGAATATCTCGCCTCTTTCGATGAGATGTTTGGCGCAGGCCAGGGCATCCATCCTAAAAAGAGTACATGGCACGTTAGGGTCGATGTCGTTGGCTACTTCTATGCAGCCATTTAGCCGAGTAGGACCTGCAAAGAGGTTTAGCACATACTTGCCCTTGCAGTGCTCCTCAACCCACGCCCTAGTTTTTGGCGCCTTGAACGTATAGCGGTTAAGCGGCTGCCGAAGATAGGTGAAAGTGGTGCTCAAGAAATAGCCCTCCCAAAGCTTAGGGCATCCGCTAACAATGAAATAAAACTGAAAACTAAAGGAAAAAAAAGACTAGTACTTACTCCTATACAACTCTGCGAGTCCCGTCGGACCCGCCCACTTACGTACACTTTTATACCGAAGCTATAACTGTCCGGCGCTAATGTCAGACAGAACATCTTAAAATCTATTTAAATTATAAGTCCTTCAAAGTAAATGAAGGCTGGCTGAAGATGGAAGGGCATCGCGTATTCATAAGTCATTCCTCTAAAGACAAAGAATTTGCTAAATCAATTGTCGCAGCATTAAAATCGCCTGAAATGAAGCCGTGGATAGACCATGAACAAATCTTTTCAGGAGACGATATTTTTGACAAGATTGGTGAAGGCTTGACGTCGATGGATATTATGATTTTTCTTGCGTCAAGCGATTCCCTTGCCTCTGAATGGGTAGCGCTCGAAGTCAAGTATGCAGTGTTGCGAGAAATAGAAGAGAAAAGAATGCTGTTACTTCCCTTCCGAATCCACGGTATTCAAATGACAGATTTGCCATGGTTCCTTAGAGTGAGAAACGCACCCAGTATAACAACAGACGCCAGCGGAACATCGTTAATTGTTGATAGGGTTCGGTCATCTCTTGAAGACCGTTTCAGACCTAGTGGGCTTACGCTGCCTGAAGGGCTAAAATTCAAAAAAGACGAGAGAATTGAGAAGGTGCTGTCACATATAGGCCTTGCCGATTGGGTAGCATCGCAGGAAGCTGCAATAGTAATGTCAAAAATGAGAGACACCTTCAATAACGAGATTTTTGATGCCTTGGTCTCTTATCTTGAATCCCCTGATGAAAACCAACGCTGGGCTGCAGTACAAGTCATAGAATGTTCTGCACAGATTGCACCAGAACTATTTGATTTTAAACTCTTGAACCTCTTGGGCAATCATAAGGATTTTTCAATTAGAACAATAGCAGCGTTAGTTTGCTACGATTTCGCTCACTTTGCCCCTAACCTAGTTCCGGTAAATCTCATAATTAAGTTGTCAAGCTTCAAAGAAGATTGGTATGTCAATTCGCCTGCGATTGGAGCGTTAAAGACTCTAGTGCGATGGAGACCAACAATACTCAGAATTTTCTTTATGAGACTGAGATCGAAAGAGCCTTATTCCAGAGAATTGTCAGCCGAGGCAATTTGTGATATTTCTAGAAAGGAACCTGAGGTAATTGACCCCAAAGACTTGGAAAGAGCTATCACACATCTTAAAGAAATCGGCGACAAAAATTGCGTTAATTTTCTGCAAGAAGCTCAGTCAAATGTGAAGCCAACAAGTTTTGGCAGACATTACAGATATGGCGCGTTTTAGGCGCGCATTTTGGCTAAACAATATTAGAACAAATTACCAATTGAGTGTAAATTCTGTTTTGCGAGTTTGAAGCTAGCCTGCTGATTTGTAGTTTTCCCAACCACTCTTGTGAGCCTTATTTGTAAAATCGCTGTTCTTAGTTGATGCTGCATTTATTCTATATCCTGCAATAATCTTACCCCATTTGCCTATCTCTTCCTTCGCGCTCATAGAATCATAAGTGAAATTCAAAGACAATCTGAACTTTAGCAGCTCCGGATGGTCGACGCACTCTTCAAAAGCCTCTTCAAGAGCCTGTTTTTCGGTTATACCTTTCTTTTTCATCTTGGCATTTGCGATAGCTATTCCGATCCTCTCCAAGTTTTCTGATATTACCTTTTTAATCATCTTGTCCCAAGAATCAACGAAGTCTGTAAGCATCACTCGAATCTCTTTGGAAGAGTCGGCTATTCCTATGATGCTATCGTGGTCAGAAACAAGAGAAACATGGATGTAGTTCCAAGGATTCAATAGTTTCCTTTCGAGTTTCCCTCCATATTCGTCACCTTCTTCCTCTAATTGCATCTGATTCATCTCGTGAACATCTGAGGCTTCTTCAAGAATAACGGAAGATTGATAGACTTTAAGCAAAGATGCCACTCTTCTTGCCGTTATAATTTCGTCAGACTTGAAAAACCGAGAAATCTCCGTAACCGCAAATTCGTACAAATGTAATGAAAAGAGACCCATCTCCCAGGTTGACTTCGAACTAGGAAAGTAAAGGCTATAGCGGCTTCGAGACCATAGCGAATAATAATCATCAAAATCCTTCGTATTTATCGACCGGATTTTTGCGCGCCTGCCAAAATGCTTGAAGAATTTCACTATTTTTTGTCTATGGTCAGTAGTTCCCAAATTGCCCTCCTTCGCCATAATTGTGGCTGACAAAGCATTGTCTATTGCTAAATAAAACTGGTCAATTTTGGCATTAAAATTAGCAGTCTCTGCAAGGGCCAAATGATTTTGCGACACGGCTAGCCTGGAAATTACGCTCTTTGGAACGCTAAACTTTCCTCGATAAAGAATTGGTCTTTCTCTTCCAATCTTAGTTATTTTGACTTTCCCATCCTCCGTTTTAAGAAATGGAATCAATACTACGCAAGAATAAGAAAACAGACCGAATAATCTTTGGGAAGAATCAAAAAAAACTAATCGGTAGTTTTTTCCCGTTGTAAGCCGTGCATCTTTTCGGACCTGAACCCTTTGACTTCAGGCAACCACTGCAATTTAGGGGGATAACGTTTATTATTCAATGGCTCATGCATGGGATTTAAGGAAACTTAGAAAATATGTCAAAACTTGTAAGGGCTTCAACCCCCAACTGGTGAATCCCGCTCGAGGCTCCACAATTCTACAATCAAAGCCCATACAAGAAGACGTGGCGAAAGTGCCCGGAGCTCATATTGGCTCCACAACTCTACATAATGGTGAAAGCGTGGGCAGAACAAGCGAGGGAGTGTACCATTTTCAGACACGCCTCAAAAGAAACATCGAAAACCTATCAAAAATGGAGAACTCGATAACATCAGAAGAACGACTCGGGAAATGGAATAACAACCTTTCTTTAGGCAACAATATTGGCTCAGCAAATACATTAGGCACCAAAACGTGTAGGCGTTGACTCGTTGATTAAGCCAACTCTGAAGAGAAACTTGCACTCTAAATCAAACTCCGATTGAGATTCCAGTTATAGCAGGCTGTTTGGTAAGCTGTAATTACACTTCGAGCTTTTGTGCGTGGTACATGGTGCAACGAGCAGGGAAATTGAGGTTTTCACCAAAGCTTATAGGGGATTTTCAACTAATTGGATTCTATGCCTCTTCACAATTGGTTAGGCGGAGCTGAGGCGTCCCACGCCACAGGAAAGCAATATGAGGAAAAAGTAGGTGAACTCTTGCAACTTGACGGTTTCATTTTGGTGCAATCATCCTCTGACGTTGGAAAATCACCTGACCTAATATTCAGAAAACCCGACACAGAAGGAAGCACAGACATCTATGTCGAGACAAAGTTTGACGATGTCAGCCTTAGCGACAAAGAATTCCTATCAGAATTAGCCACATATTTCATTCTGTACATGGCTAAAAAAGACGAACCGTTTGACTTGTACTTCTACTTTAGAAAATTGAAGAATTACTCGAAATGGAACCAAATCTTCTCCGCGAACACGTACGATGAGGCAACCTGCGAGGCGTTTTACAAAACTCTGTTAGAAAATAAGGAACTGAATGACAAAAGCCGAGAAAAAGTCAAGGCAGAAGGGTTTGACGCATTCAAGAAATTCGTTGCCGACACCTACGTCAACCAAGTCAACTATGACAGCTTATTAATGAAGATTGATGCACGAAACAAAGGCAAAAAGAACCGCTGTTACGGCTACCAATATTATCTTAGAGAGTTATCTCCCATCAAAGATAAGCAACTGATAATTGGGAACTTCGCTGAAATAACGAAATACTCTGGTTCAATCTATTCCTGGGACATTGGCAAAACAAGATACGCAGACATCTACGATAGAGTCCAGCGGTACGAACCCATAACCTTGAAGGGCAACTTACTTCACGGCCTTGACGTCAACTATGGGACTAGGCTGAGCGCGTTCATCAATGGGAAGACGCATAAGGAAGTCAACCCAGAAAACTGGCTTCTAGAAGGATACATTCTCGAAGGGTCAAACAAACTCTCAATTCTCCAAATCCTCTACAAGAAATACATACTCAATTTCGGGGTCGTCCACAAAGGCTGTAAATACCTTCGCTACAAAGCATCAGACATCCTATACTTCTCTCATGCAGACTATTCAAAAGAGATAACCGAGGTCGATGGTAAACAGGTTTCGAGACTGTTCAAGGACACCATGTCACCCTTTGTTAAACATGAGGCAATAGAGATCGAGGTTAAAATTTATAATCAGCAGTTATTCGTCTTTTTCAACCCAGTAGTCCTCTTCACCGACAAGAACAGAGAACTCATAACAGGAAGCAACGTCAAAAGGCTACACGAAATATTCTCTCCAAACAGATATGACACTAACTCCACTATTCTCGGAGACATGAAATGGTGGTTCAAGTACCTTAACGAAAAAGGAAAATCATTGCTGGAGACCTCTGACCTGTCAAGCTTCTTCGGCAACTTAAAACCACCAAAAGATAGCAAGATGCGCAACTTCTTAGCGGCTACAGAAAGGATGGAGAAATGGCTTTGATGTTCAAAGTTGAGAACATCGAAGAGCCGGACCTCATGTTCAGTGAGGATGAGAAAGGTCAGAACGGCAAAGCCAAAGACCCGCGCATCGGTTTAGTCAAGTACGGTCCCAGAACACCTGAAGGAAGGCCTCATCATGTCAGCATGAAGATTGGTCTGATTGGCGATTATTACTCGATAAATGAAATTCAAAACCTTTTCAACCAGATGAGAGAGCGTATTCTGCCAGAGAAACCAAAGAAGTCATCGGAACCCCAGAAGTGGAAAATGCCGTTCCCCGGTCTTAGCAAAGAATCTCCCCTTAACGTTTCAATGAACCTTCAGAAGCGATGGCGAGAAGTTATAACAAAAGATGAAATTGAAAACATTACAAATCTTCAAAACCACAAAGAAATACTGGAGAAAACAGTTGACCTCTTCGAAAAGAAGACAGACGTCATCTACGGAAAGGAAACTCCACCAGATGTCATCGTCATTTGCATCCCTGAACAGATTTATCAAAAATATGCAACAGCCTCTGCCTATAAGCAGAGGATTCAAACGGACGAGAGCGACCTTCACAACAGAGTCAAACTGAAGAGCATCATTCGCAAGGTTCCAACCCAAATTATTCATCCTAATACGTTGAGAGGGAAGAAAACTCAGGACATGTCAGATATAGCTTGGAACTTGGCAGTGGGCTTGCTGTACAAGTCGCAGAAAGGTCATCCTTGGAAGCTTGCAGAGTTTGAACTGGACACCTGTTACGCAGGAATTAGCTTCTACAAGGAGCGAACCACTCGCCTCTCCAAAGCGGCAATGGCTCAGGTCTTTCTTGATTCTGGCGAGAGTTTTATTCTGAGAGCAGACCAAGTGCATGAAAGCTTAGGAAGATTCCAAAACCACTTGACCGAAGAAGATGCCAAGAAAGTGGTCAATAAGATTCTGAACCAATACTATGAGGTTCGGAAGAGTCTTCCAAGCAGGCTCGTCATTCACAAGACATCTAACTTCTGGGAAGAAGAGAAGAATGGAATACTGTCAGCGGCTAACGGTGTCAAGAATGTCGACCTCATCACTATCGAAGAAGACCACCCGTTGAGGCTATTCAACGAAAAATGCGACTATCCAGTCTTAAGGGGAACAATGTTGACTCCACCCGACAGGAAGGAGTATTATCTTTTTACGAATGGCTTTGTTTCTGTCTTAGGTGCGTATCAAGGGTACCGAGTTCCTGCTCCTATTGTGATTAAACCTGACGAGCAATGTGTTACGCCAATTGAGGAAATTGCAAAAGAAATTCTAGCTTTCACTAAGCTTGACTGGAATTCGTCTCATTTCTGTAAGAAGATTCCCGTGACCATTGAGGTCTCTCGCTCGGTGGGTGGCGTCCTCGCAGAGCCAGAAACGAAGACACTGAAAGAGATTGACCCGCACTACTACTTCTATATGTAACGCGGAAGATCGCCTTCCTGCTGGCGCGCAGGCAAGTTAAATAATTGTTTTGCTTCTTGTAGAAGTGCTTTTGATGATTCACTTTTCTCTGTTTCTTTAAAGTTTCTGCTTTGAATTTCTCTCAGAGATAG